TTTAAGCTACCACCAGGACCATAAGGAAATTTTTCAGCAATAGCTAAAATATCTTCGGCTCCGTCTATATCACCATTACCAGAAAGACCTCTTGCTTCTGCTGATTCTGTAATTACTTTTACAAGACTTTTATTTATATCACTTCTATCTTTTGCAGGTAAACCTAAATTATTAATTGTAGTTTCATAATCTAAAATTAATTTTTCATCTAAAGTATCTGGACTAACAATAAGGTTTTCTACCAAAGGAATAGCTAAAGACTTAATATTTTCTACCTTAATTTTTTTATATTCTTTTATGTGATGTGATGATACTGATTCTGCTGCTGATGCTAACTTTGGTAAAAAATGTTCTGCTACATAAATTGATTTAATGTCACCTAATTGATCAACAACTTTTTCTCTTTCACCAGTTAACCAGTTTTGATACTCAGGAGAATCAAGAGAAAATTCACTTAAAGATTTACCATCTATTAATGTTGTTGCATAACTAGTAGTAAGGTTACTTTCTAAGTTATTACCTAATATTTGTGCTTTAGTTTTTTGATAAGCTCTATCAGCAAAGATACTACCTCCTATTAATTGTCTTGCTGCTTCTTCTCCTTTTTTCTTACCTATTTCTTTACTGGTTTCTTTAAAGCCTTCAAAAGATTGTTCAATGGCAATATCCATACCTTCAGCTTGTTCATCTTCAATACTTCTTTTCATATACATATCAAGTACTGGATTTACTGCTGACAAAGCTTTTGTTAGCTGACTGAATCCATCTTCTTCTATAAGAGGTACAGTGCTTTGCCTAACAAAGGTATCAACAGGTCTTGCTGAAGATTGAAAAGAAGTACTTTGATAACTAGAGGTCATTAGGCTTGTCCAAGTAACCCTGTATAGGATTGAACACCAGCACCTAAGAAGTCAAAGATACCACTTGTATTAGCTCTAGCAGTGTTATAAGCCTGGTTTTGCATATCTATAGCAGAGTTACGTCTACTATCTCTTTGAGCTAATAGTCCTAGAGCATTTCTTCTATATTGACCTGTAGCTGATTGCATTGTCTGGTTAATAGAGTTCCTTAAATTAGCTTGTTGTCTGCCAGCATCCATTGCTAGTAAAGATGCAGTACGACCACTTAATCCTTCTGTTGCTGCAATAGCACCTCTAGCCTGTTGTCCTTGAACTGTTGCCGCTAATCTTTCCTGTGCTTTGGCTGCCCTAGTTTCTTTTAGGTTCGCTGCCAACCCTTCTTGCTGTTGTGCAAAAGCTCTTTCTGCTGATTGTGCTGATCTAGCTGCTGCCTGATATTGATAATTAGCAGCTTGTCTAGCTACTCTATTTTGTTGAATCATTTGTGCGCCTTTTATTCCAAGACCAGCAAGAAACAATCCTGATTGCGACCCTGCCGCTAATCCTCCTATTGCTGGTATAGCTGCAACACACATTTAAGAGATCCTCAGAAATTCGTAGAATGGTTTACTTTCTTTTCCATATTCTTTGTGGTAGTTAACAAAAGTAAACCCAAGAGACTTTAACCACTTTATAGCAGAATGGTTCTCTGCATATACCACATTGTATAGCAAATCATAACTTTTCAATAGGCAATCGACCCATTTCCTTCCTTCTCTTATTAATTGTATTTTATATTTCTTATTACTAAACAATTCATCTGTAGCAATCATCCATATACAACCATCAGAAATAACACCACAAATACCCATTGGTTGATCTTTATCACCTGCAATAGTTAAAGTTTCACTAGCCCATAAATATGTTAGTCGTAGTGCATCTTCTGCATCTTTTCCTGTTTGATATAAAGATTCAAGTCGATCCATTTCTCTCATGTTTTTGCATACATAATTTAAATCTTGTAAATTAGATTTTCTTAAATACCCCATTAAATACGTCTTGACCTCATATGGAACATAGCTTCATATTCAGCACTTGATAAGACTGTTGGTAAGAAGGTGTCATTCTTTACATCAATACTAACTCTATCTGCTCTACTCATTATTGGTACTTTAAATGTACCTGTCTCTAAATTAATCTGGCCAATAGAAGCAGATGAAGCACCAAGAAAACGACCAGTGAATTTATGTGTAGAGGTTGTATTGTTATCAGGTGTTACTTCTACTTTAAAGAAACCAGTATCTTCAAACTTAATATAAAAATGTTTTAGTTGTAATCGACCACTAATAATTTCACCGCTCTTCTGTCCTCCTGACGATTCAGTAAGACGTTGTGATGAGAATCTATAGTGCATTGTAAAAGGTTCACCAATAATAAATTTACTATTTCTGTAATCTCCATTAGCGGTAATAGTGCTAGTAGTACCATCAACTGTATTTGTTGATGCAATGACTTGTCCTGGTTTTAAAGATTGTGTATTACCTTGAGTATCAACATAAGTACTGGTTTCTCCTGATGCTAAATATCTACCAACAATTTGCATTGCAGCATTTAATTTATATGGAACGGTAAAAGTACTAACATCTGTAGCAGAGTTATAGGCAACAGAAACTCCTGTTGTTGCTTCTGTTATCTTACGATCTAAATGATATTCAAATTCTGCATTAGGTTCTTTAAAATCTGATGCAAAAGGTATTTTTTCTAAATCAACTTCTGTATTACCAGAAGCTACAATTTTTTCTGTTACTACAAATAATTCAGTACCAATAAAATCTACATTCTTAATAGCTCTGCCATCATCAAACGTATAAGTAAACCAAGAGTTTAATATCTTTTCTGATTTTGATCCATACAGCCATCTGTTTACATAAAGGATATTAGGATTTGTTGCACCTAATAAGATCAATACATCTTCGTTAGTTGATACTGCAACCTTATAAATATCATTTGGTATCAGTCTTGGTATGTGGATTGTAATGTTAGAAGCATCTCTTACTTCAATGCCCTGTTGTGATATATATTCTCTTACACCAGAAAACTCTCCTTTCTTTGTTAAGTAATAAATAGAACTACCAGAACCTACAGGTGGTGCAGAATCAGTTGATTCAAATTCAGTCGTAACAATAACGTTAGCTGTTTTTGGTGTTAGAGAATCAGATGAAGACGTTAAGTTAAATTGTGTCTGATCAGAGAATAAAATTAATTTCTCACCCATGTTGATAGCATTTTTTAAAATTGCAACTTTGGTATGAGATGCAGCTACATCAATAGGATCACTGTCTATAACACTTAATACAGTCTCTGGAAAGAAGTTAAAAAACTCAGATACTCTTGATAAGACGACATTATCATCAGCTAAAAACCCTAGTCTGTTTCTAAAGAAAAATACGTTATTAATTTTAGAACCAATAAACGAAGGGCTAGGTGCAGATATTTCATCACCAACTGTTCGTTCTCCCCATTTAGGTAAGGTGTAAGTTACACCAGATAATGTATAACTATCACCATCAACTCTTGCAAGTCTAAAATTACCATCTGCCTGTCTTAATAAAACATGGGGCATAGTTCCATAATCAAATTTAAAAGTAATACCTGCTTCTACTGATTCCTCCCACTGCCCTTCTTCAAACGTGCCTCCGTTATTAGTTACAAACTTAACGTAGTAATTATCAAAATTTGTTTGTTCATCTCCTTTTACCTCAACTACCATCCCGTTAGGTGAAACAGTTGGCAGGTCAGAAAACTGCTGTACTGAATTTTTTACAGTTGTTATATGTGTATTACCTTGAGTATCAGTAGAATCTATGGAGAAGTTTGAATTATCATTTTTCTTGATATGTAATACAGGACCATTACGAGCAATAGTAAAACCAGTAAGACCAGAATCAAGACCACTCTTTATTGCTGCTGCAACAGTAGCTGTACTAAGGGGGTTATCTGCATTGGTGTTTTTATTTACTGTTACCCCATCTACTGTCACTGTATAAATAGTGTTATCTGTAACTTGGTTAAAGAAGACTATTGCTTGTGTTCCGCTACCTGCTGATAAGGTTGAATCCATTGCAGTAGTAACACTTGTATTAACAACAAAGGTATAGTCTGCAATGGTTATAGTTTTAATTTGAGATCTGGGAGTAGTGCAAGATAGATAACTAACACCATCAGGTTTATTTACAGTCTTTTCTGTACCATCTAATTCAAATACTCTTACATTATTAGTCGTAAAAATAACAGTATATCTTTCCGTGACATCTCTGTTAATAGTTGTTATATGAGGACTTCCAATAGTAGTTTCACCACTAATTAAGTTAGCTACAAACTGTGTACCAGAACGTTTTGAAAGACCTAATACAGGATCGCTATTGGCATTGTCTTGTATATCTGCATGATCAGCTTGTTTTGTTGAATCAGCAGCTTGTGAAACTCCTCTAAGCAATGTAGGAATTGCTCTTGATACTACAGCCATAGTTACCTAATTAATGCGTTTGCTGGTGAATAAGTATCAAATACATTTGTTAAAGATGGATCACCTCTTAAGACGTTATGATCAGCATTACTTAAATCAGTTTCCATAAGTACTGCTCTTGCTCTAGTCTCGTCTTGTTGTGTATAAGTTCTTAATCCATCATCACCAACTAATCTATCAACAAATACACGAGCAGCTTTGATTGTTATATACCTTCTTGCAGGTTCTGGTATTTCATTGAAGGTTCTAAAATAAACAACAGTACAAATTAAATCTTCATCAAATTCATATTTATTATTTAATCTGTCATACATTTTTAATTCACGTTGAATAGGATCAACATTTGGATGTTGATGAATATTGGCATCTATTCTTAAAACATCAGTTGGTAAAGCTATTTGTTTAGTTGTACCATCTCTAGTTAAAGTAACATCTATTTCTGTATTAAAACTCCAACCTTCACTCTGTACATCTTTGTTTTGTTCAGCAAGAGTTGATTGAGCAAGACGAGCATCAACAGGAAGAGTACCTGTCAAGCTGTTTATAGGAGACTCTCCTATAGCAGCCAACATAATGTTGACGCTTTCTAGTTCAGTGGTTGCAGCTACAGTCATTATTGACCACCTGATTGAATTTTTTTGTTTTTAATCTTAGCTTTTTCTTTTACAAACCTAGCTTTTTCACCAAGAGTAGTTTTACCAGTGTCTTTCATTTTTTTATTGTAGAAGTCAATATAAGCTTGACCTTCTAATTTCTTTTTGTTTTTACCAAACATAAATCAACACCTTGTGTCTTTAATTTAAGTATAGCTGCTATGTCTAGTCAGGCTTTAGCAGTCTTTGCAGCATCTTTAAAGTTCTTTGCTGTAGGCGCACCTTTAGTGCCAGGCTTCCTCATCTTTTCACCAGATCCAGCAGCGATTCTTTTACGCTTGGCTTGAATGTTGGCATATAAACCTTTCTTTTTTTTAGGTTTAGATTTCTTAATTTTAAGAGAATCTCTATCGTAATGACTTGGCATGATTATTTAATTTTTAATTTTTCTCTAAGAAGTTTTTTTGCTTGTGTACTCATACCAGTTGCTTTAGTATTAATCTTAAAAGATCCACCCCTCATTTCTTTAGGTGCGGTTTTTAATTTTTCACGCATTTTTTTGATTCTTTCTTTCTCTTTTTTAGATAAAGGTTTTTGAATACTCATAATAGTAATCCTATAAGAAAAAAAAGAGTACCCATTGCTGAGTACTCCGTATGTGTAATTAAGAAGCAGATAGCTTGATTGTAGCTGCACACTCAGGACGGAGGATTCCGTGACCAAGAGCATACTTAGCAACCATCAATGTACCTTGATACATGATTCCGTAGTCAGAACCAGATATCTCAGTTGTCATATCCATAAGCTTCACAGTACCAACTGCTGACTTGTGGAATACAAGACCGATAGTTTTGCTGTC